GTCACCCTGGCGCGCTGGGGGCTGGTCAAGGCCGGGGATGCCAAACCGCAGATCCTGTGATCAAGCTGCTGCGCTCGGGCTACGCGCTCGCGCTGCAGCTGATGGGCGTGACGGGCGTGGCGGTCGGCTTCGGGTTGCTGACCGAATGGGCCGGGGTCGTCGCGGGCGGCGTCGGACTGATCCTGCTCGGTGTCGCCGCCGAGCTCGGGCCCGGAGCTAGCTAGTGGGACTGGCCCGCCTCCTGACGCGCTCGGACGCCGCCCCGGTGCCCGCCACGGTGCCCTCGGGTGTCCAGGCCGCGGCCGGGCCGCCCATGACGACCGACACCGCGCCCGGGGGCTGGTTCCCCTCGGCCGGGCGCGTGCTCAACCCGCCCTCGGAGGGCTCGGCGCTGTCCGTCCCGGCGTTCTGGCGCGGTCACGCGTACGTGTGCGGCTCCATCGGCCTGCTCCCGGTCACCGCCTGGCGTGACACCGACGAGCTCGAGCCCCAGCCGCCCATCCTGCGCCAGCCCGACCCCAACCAGACGCCCATGGCGTTCTGGAGCCAGATCACCTCCTCGCTCACGCTTTATGGCAACGCCATCGCCATCGTCACCGGCACCGACCGCCTGGGCTATCCGACCTCGCTCTACCCGGTGCACCCGCTTTATGCCGCCGTGCGCTTCGCCGGCAATCCGTCCGACCCGCTCATTTCGGGTTGGTACCTGGCCGGGCACTTCTACGACCCCAGTCAGGTCTGGCACGTGAAAAGCCACCTGGCCCGGGCCGGGTGGCCGCTCGGGCGCGGCCTGCTCGACGGCGTGCCCGACGGCATCGCCATGGCCCAGGCCATCCAGGACTACGGGGCGAGCTACTTCAACGGCGGCGGCATGCCGACGGGCGTGCTCAAGGTCCACCGCCCCGAGGTCACCCAGGAACAGGCCGACAGCGTCAAGACGGCGTGGCTGACCAAGTACGCCGGCAAGGCCAGCGTCGCCGTGCTCAACGAGCTGACCGACTTCACCCCGGTCGCCTACAAGCCGGTGGACAGCCAGATGATCGAGAGCCGCCAGATGACGCTGACCGAGGTGGCGCTCATGTGGGGCCTGCCGCCGACCAAGCTGGGTTCGAACACCGGCGGCTCGACCTACCGCAATGCCGAGATGGAGGAGATCCAGGCGCGCAACGACGCCGTGGTGCCCTGGGCGAGCCTGCTCGAGCAGGCGGTGTCGATCGACCTGTTGCCCCGCGGCCAGCACGCCGAGTGGGATCTCGACGCCAAGCTCCGCGCCGACACGCTCAGCCGCTACCAGGCGTACCAGTTCGCCATGGGCGGCCCCGGGCCCCAGTCGGCGTGGATCCTCCCCGACGAGGTGCGCGGACTCGAGAACCTCGACCCGCTGGCCGACGCCATGGCCGACATGGCCCAGGCCGCCATCGCCTCGGCCGGCGAGGACGGCGAGCCCGCCGAGGTGGTCGGGCCCCAGTCCGGCGGCCCGGCGACCGGCAACACGACGCCCCAGGTAGCGCCGAAGTCGCCCAGCGCCCCGAGCCCGAGCCCGTTCTACCCCGCCCCGACGGGTCCGGCCTGACCAGGAGGTACGCCATGGCCGAATGGGACACCAGCTACGTGAACGACCTGCCCGACTCAGCGTTTCTCACGATCCTGGGCGGCGGGCACAAGGACGCCGACGGCAAGACCATGCCCCGGTCCCTGCGCTACTTCCCGGTGCGCAACGCCGCGGGCGACGTCGACCTGCCCCACGTCCGCAACGCGCTCGCGCGCATCCCCCAGGCCTCCAGCCTCAGCGCCGCCCAGCGCGAGGCGGCCATGGCCAAGGCCAAGAGCCTCGCCAAGACCACGACGGTCAGCGGCGAGCAGGGCGAGTATTCGGGCTCGGCCGGCAGCGGTCGCTCCAGAACGGCGCCAGAGGCCCTCAGCGTCGCCCCTGAGGGATTACAACTGCGTAGTTACACGTTCCCCGTGCAGTACCGCTCCGACGGCTCTGGGCGCACGCTGATGGGCCGAGCCGTCCCCTACGGCGAGGTGGCCGAGGTCGGAGGGCTCCGTGAGCGCTTCGTGGCCGGCGCCTTCGCCCGCCAGATCCAAAGCGGCAACGCCGGGCGGATCAAGATCTTCGAGAGCCACCACGCCCGCCTCGAAGGCAGCCCGCCCATCGGAAAGACCGCCGACCTCGAAGAGCGCTACGACGGCCTCCATGGGGCGTGGCCGCTGTACTCGACGAGCCGGGCCGACGACGCCTTAGAGCTCGTGCGCTCGGGTGAGGTGACCGGGCTCAGCGTCGGCTTCAAGCCGCTCGAAGGCGGCTCGGTCAAAGGACGCGACGGCGTCATCGAGCGCCGGGCCGCCCACCTCGACCACGTGGTGCTCACCCACGAGCCGATCTACGAGAACGCCGGCGTGCTGAGCGTGCGGGCGCAGGCGAGCGGCCCGAGGCTCGAAGACCTGAGAGCGGACCTCGACGCGAGGCGGCTGTGACCACCACCCAGACCATCGTCCTGCTGATCGAGGTCGGCGTGATCGCGGCGGTGGCGCTCTTGACCTGGCTCGGCGTGGGCCGGCGGTAGTAGCGTCGGGCCCGAGTAGCCGACCCCGTCAGTTCGGCCCCCGGCTCAGTCCGGCCCCCGACCGCAAGCGGACCCGGTTCAGGAGAACGATCCTGTGCCGCGCGTCCCGCGGCCAGTGAGGAGGCCGAGATGCCGAACCGCCTATTGGAGCGCCTGGGCGCGGATTACGACCAACTGGTCGGCCAGTACGAAACGATCCTGAACCGCTGCGCCGACGAGCAGCGCGACCCCAACGAGAACGAGGTCGGCCTCATCGAGGGCCTGCGCTCGAACATGACGCCGCTCGCCGAGCGCATCATGGAGCTGCGCGCCATCGACGACCAGCGCATGAACACCGCCACCGCGCTGACCGAGATTCCCGACCTCGGCGCCCTGTCCGAGACGCGCAGCGGCCACGCCGTCGTCTCGGTGCGCTCAGAAGAGCTCGTCTACCGCTCGGGCGTCGACGCCTCGAGCGCCGAGCGGCTGTCTTTCTTCCGAGACCTGCTCCACGCCCAGCAGAACGGCGACACCGAGGCCCGCAGCCGCCTGGACCGCCACAACCTCCAGATGCGAGCCGCGGGCACCACGGCCTCGGGCACCGGCGTCGTCCCGCCCACGTGGATGTTCAACGAGTTCGCCATCATCGCCCACGGGGCGCGGCCCTGGGCCGATACCTTGCGCCGCGTCGCCATCACCGACGCCAACCCCATCGTCATCGGTAAGCAGGCGACACCGGGCGCGGTGATCGGGCTCCAAGGTGGCGAGAACAGCGCACCGAGCGACGGCAACTTCAACGCCAGCCAGATCACGATCAGCCCGAGCACCTACACCGGCAAGGTCGACGTGTCGCGCCAGCTGTTAGACGGCTCGAACCCGGCCGTCGACGGCCTCGTGTTCACCGACTGCATGGGCGCCTACAACGAGCAGGTCGAGACGGCGGTGGTCGCCGCCTTCACCAACGCCACCGGCTTCGCCGCCACGATCACCTTCCCCGGCACCGCCCCGGTGTACGCCAACATGTTCGACGCCTTCATCGACGCCGGCGCCTCGGTGCGCAAGCACCGCAAGTCCGCCCCCAAGGTCGTCTTCTGCTCGGAGGGCGCCTGGGCCTTCATGGCCAAGGAGAAGGACTCCCAGGGCCGGCCGCTGGTCACCACGGGCTACCACGGCCCGGTCAATGCCTACGGCCTGGGCGACGCCGTGGTCTACGGCCAGGTCGCCGGCGAGGTGGTCGGGCTCCAGGTCGTGCCGAGCTGGGCCGGCGTGGACAACTCGCTCTACGTGCTCAAGGCCGACGACTCGCTGCTGCTCGAGTCGTCCACGTTCAACTTCCGCTACGAGGAGGTGCTCGGCCCCGAGTCGATCCGCCTCGGCGTGTGGGGCTACGCGGCGCCGGTGATCAGCCGCTACCCGAGCGGCATCGCCTTCATCAACGCCGGCAGCACCATCCCCGCGCCCCAAGAGGCCGAGGAGGCCGAGACGCAGCCCGCCGTGGGCGGCGGTGACGCCCTCGAGCCGGGCGACGGGCCGGGCACGCCCAAGGCGCGCCGGCGCTAAGCCATGGCGCTCTGGCCGACCCACGACGACGTCTGTGCGATCCTGCGCCTACAGGATCCCTCCACCGACGACGCCGTCGTGGAGTCGGCCCGGCTGGCCGCCATCGACTACGTGACCAACCGCGTCGACCCGATCTACATCGAGCGCGACGAGACCAACGCGGTCACCTTCGTGTCCGACAGCCTCTATGAGGCGGTGCTCCTGCTCGCCAGCCGCCTCTACCGCCGCCGCGACAGCGTGGACGGCACCATCGGCTGGGGCGACATGGGCGTCGTAAGAGTCGGGCTCAAGGACCCCGACGTCGAGGCGCTGCTGGCGCCGAACCTGGCGTTGGTGCTCGGGTGACGGTGCTCGGGTGAGCTGGGACCGCACGCCCTTCGCGGCCGCCCTGGCCAAGGCGCTCGACGCCGAGCTGGCGGTGTCCGACGTCACCGCGACCGTGTTCGAGAAGATGCCCTTCACGCTCAACGCGCCGAGCATCGTCATCGGGCGGCCCTCAGAAGTCCGCTACTCAGAGGCCGCGCTGGGCGTCGACGCCGCCAGCGTCCCGGTGACCGTCGTGGCCGGGGCGGACCAGGACGAGACGGCGGCCGAGCTCATCGGCGTGGTGCGCGCCGCCATCGGCGCCGACGAGGGCCTGGACGCGGCCGTACAGAGCTGCGTGCCGAGGTCAGAGCGCAACTGGGCCCACGTCAACGTCGCCGGCACCGACCTGCTGCGGGCCGACGTGATCCTCGACATCCAGATGTGAGAAGGGAGCATTCATGGCCGTAACCAAGGGCAACGGTGAGAACGGGGGAGGCACGGCGCTGCTCGACGCGCCGGGGCTCAGCGCGACGGGCGACCCGCTGCCGCCGACCGCTAACCCGCTCATCCTCAACGACGCCTACTACGAGCTGAACGGGGTGAACCTGCGCTGTCTCGTCAAGCACCTCGAGATCGCACCGGAGGCCAAGCTGGTCACGATCACCAGCCTGTGCTCGGAGTACGACGTCGTCGGGACGTGCAAGTACCACCAGCACGTGACCTTCTACCAGTCCTTCGACGCCGGGGCGACCTACCAGACGCTCAATGCCGCCTACCAGAACTACCTGACGACGGGCGCCCTCTCGACGTTCAAGGTGCGCCCGCGCTCCTCCCTGCTCGTCAGCGCGACCAACCCCACGATCTCGGGCCAGGTCATCCCGCGGCCCTTCCCGTGGCTCATCGGCGACGCCGGGGTGGCTTCGGAGGTGGACGTGATCTGGGACATGCTCCAACCGCCCAACGTCGACAACGGCAGCGTGGCCGCCACCGGCGCCACGGCGGGCCAGCCCGGCTACTACAGCCCGAGCGGGGCGAGCGTGCCGGCCAACCTGGCCGCGCTGACCGGCGTGACGGCCACCCCGGCCACGGCCTGGGCGACGGGCACCTACGTGCTCACCGCCGACCTGCTCGGCGCGCACTGGTCCGGTTCGGCCTGGGTCGCCGGCAAGGCGTGACATGGCGGCACCGGGTGCTCAGCTGGTCGGGCTCAATGCGCTGGCGAACGACGGCCGGCGGCTCTGCGCCCCCGGCGGCGCGCTGGACCATTCTTTGAGCCAGGCCGGGCGCACCGTGCTCGAGCCGGTCGCGGCCCAGACCCGTTCGAGCTATCCGAACGTGAGCGGGACGCTGGCCGCTTCGGTCGTCACGACGACGTCGCGCAGCGGCGCCGCGGTACGGGTCGAGGCGGTCTACGCCGGGCCGGTCGACTTCGGCGGCTGGCCGCCCGGGCGTGATTATGTGAGCAGCGGGCGCTACCTGTTCCCCGCCGGCGCCGGCGTGGACTCCTCGGCGCTCGACGCCTACGGCGCCGCCTCCCAGCGCGCCCTCGACGGCTTCGCCTGGACCAACGCCACGGCGAGCGCGGGGAGCGTCCATGATTGACCAGCCCTACGACGACGAGGGGAGCGGCCAGTACGGGGCCGCCGAGCCGCTGCCCGAGGTGGTGCGCGTGACCCAGGCGTTCAGCGCCCGCCTGCCCTCCCAGCGCGTGCTCGACCTCGTGACCAAGATCGAGGGTATCGACTTCGCCGCGCTGGCGACGACCGCCCCGTTCCGCCTCGTCGCCTTCCGGGCCCTCTTGCGTGACTACCCCGAGCGTGACCCCACGTCGCTGTGGCTCCACGCCTACGGCGTCGAGGTCGAGGTGGAGGACGCAAACCCTACGAACGGCAGCTCGCCGACGCCCGGGCCCATTTCTGCCGCTACTACAGGATGACCCCGGCCCAGATCGACGAGCTGGCCGACGAGGACTTCGCCGCCATGGTGCGATTGATGGCCGCCGAGGCCGAGGAGATCGCTAGGGCGAACAGGTCGCGCTAATGGCCAGCCCGTCGCTGATGATCCGCCTCCTCGGCGACGTCCAGGGGCTCGCCAACTCCTTCGTCTCGGTGGGCGAGAAGGGCAAGAGCGCCGCGGCGGGCATGCACAGCGCCTTTTCCGGCATGCTCGGCACGCTCAATTCGACCGGCGTGCTCGGCCCGTTCGGCAACGCCCTGACGACCGCCGACCAGTCGCTCCAGGCCATGGAAGGCCACGCCAAGAAGACCAGCGACAAGATGATCGGGGTCGGTGGCGCGGCGGCCGGCGTCGGCTTCGCCCTCGCCGAGCTCGGCTCCAAGGACCAGGCGGCGCACCAGCAGCTCCAGGCCTCCATCCAGGCGACCGGGCACAGCTATGACCAGTACGCCGGCCAGGTCGAGGCCGCCATCACCCACCAGGAGAAGTTCGGCCACACGGCCGACGACACCCAGGGCGCCCTGCAGAAGCTGACCCAGGCCACCCACGACCCCAACGAGGCCCTCAAGCTCCTCAACACCACGACCGACCTCGCCGCGGCCAAGCACGAGGACCTGAGCACGGCGGCCAGCCAGGTGGGCAAGGCCTACAACGGCAGCGCCCGCATCTTCAAGGAGTTCGGCGTCACCGTCACCAAGAACACCGACGGCACCAAGGACTACCACAAGGCCATCGGCGACCTGGGCACCCGCCTCGCCGGCCAGGCCTCGGCGCAGGCCAACACCTTCAACGGGCACTTGAAGGACATGAAGAGCGTGATCCAGGACCACGTGTCGCTCTTCGGCCAGAAGTACGGCCCGGCCATCGGCACCGCCGGCGTCGCGCTCGCCGGCTTCGGCTCGGCCATGAAGGGCGCCAAGGCGGCCACCGACGCCCTGAAGGACTCCGAGCTGATCCAGAGCGGGGTGACCAAGGGGGCCGCGGCGGCCCAATGGCTGCTCAACGCCGCCATGGACGCCAACGTGATCGTGATCATCGTGCTGGCCGTGATCGCCCTCATCGCGATCCTCGTCCTGCTGGCGACGCACTTCCAGGCGGTCCGCGACGTCGTCGACGACGTCTGGAAGTTCCTGCAGAAGGCTTGGGCCGACATCCTCGGCGTTATCCAGGGCGTGTTCAACTGGGTCAAGGACAACTGGCCGCTGCTGCTCGCGATCCTGCTGGGACCGTTCGCCCTCGCCGTCTTCTTCATCATCGAGAACTGGAAGACGATCCTGAAATTCTTCGAGGACCTGCCCGGCAACATCCTGCGCGTGCTCGGCAATCTGGGCTCGCTGTTGCTCGGCGTCGGTATGGACATCATCGGCGGCCTGTGGAACGGCATGCGCTTCGTCTTCGACACCTACGTCGCCGTCTGGCTCAAGATCGGCCAGACGATCCTGGGCGTCGTCGGCACGCTCGGGGCGCTGCTGTTCAACACGGGCATGGACATCATCCACGGCCTGCTCAACGGCATGAAGAACGCCTGGGGCGACGTCACCGGCTGGATGGGCGACATGGGGTCCAAGATCAAGGGCTTCATCACCAACCCGCTCAGCATCTTCTCGCCGTCGCGGGTCATGGCCGAGGTGGGCGCGAACATCATGGCCGGGCTCGGCCAGGGTCTGCAGGCCGGTTTCACGAAAAACGTCGTGCCGCCGCTCAATCAGACCGTGGCCGCGCTGAGCGGCATGGGCACCGGCGCGGGCGGTGCCACGGGCCCGCCACCGGCCGCGGCGACGTCGGGGCCCAGCGGCCCGGCCGTCGTCGTGCACAACCAGACGTTCAACTCCGAGGTCGGCGTCGACGCCTTCATGCGCCGCGCCGCCTGGCTGGCGCGCACCCACCGCGGCGGGCTCCCGGTCTCGTGACCATCGCCCCGACCTGCGTGCGCAAGGCCTGGCTGACCCTCGGGTCCCAGAGCGTCTCCTTCGAGGGGCCGGGCTACTACTGCCAGAGCCTCGACCTCGGCGCGCCCATCGTGCGCGACGTGACGACGAACCGCCCCGACGCCCACGGCATGGACGACCGCACCGCCTACTTCGCCGGGCGCACGGTGACGGTCAACATCACGGCCATGGCGACCACGGGGGCCCAGATCGACGCGGTGGCCGCCAGCTTCGCCCCCTTCATGCTGCCCGGTGGCCCGCGCCCGGTCCTGCACTACGTGCTCGACCGCCCGGGCGCTCCTGAGCGCGTGCTCACGGTACGCGGTGAGTCCTACGACTGGCCCATCGTGGGCGCCGTCGAGCGCGACATCGTGCTCACGTTCATCGCGGCCGACCCCATCGTGCGCGACCCAGTCACCCAGACCGTCACCAGCTGGTCGGGCTCGACCCTTGGCGGGGGGCGCACCTACCCCTTCGTCCCGCCGCGCGTCTACCCGACCGGGGGCGCCATCGTCAGCGGAACCATCGTCACCCACGGCGACCTTCCGGCTCAGCCCATGCTCAACATCTACGGGCCGATCACCACGCCGAAGGTGACCTTGCGCACCCTCGTCGCCAACACGCTGTCCCAGGTGTGGGCGCTGGCGGGCTTCGCCATCGCGGCGGGCCACTTCTGCGCCGTCGACACCGCGGCCCGTACCGCGTACATGGACGGCGACCCCAGCCAGAACGTGCTCGGGCAGATCGACTGGGTCAACACGATCTGGCCCGTCATCCCGCCGAGCCCCGACGGGGCCACCATGACGCTGGCCGGCGACGCCAGCGGCGGCGTGATGAGCGCCGTGACCCAGGTGCAGGCGAGCTGGCAGGACGCGTACCTCTCATGACCGAGCTCCTCGACGCCCCCGAGCTGGCCACCGGGCCGGGCACCTACCCCGTACCGGCCGGGCGCGGTCGCTGGCGCTTGACGCTGCACCGCCGCCAGTTCACCGCGGCTGGCGCGCAGAGCACCCTCTTGGGCGAGCTGCCCCGGGCGCGGTCGCGCAAGGTGGTCCAGGCGTGGAACACGCCCGCCGTGCTCA